AAGTAAAAATCCTCCATTTTGCGGTATGCTCTGTTATAATGACCAGCTTCAGCGTGTAGCGCAGCCTGGTAGCGCACTACCTTGGGGTGGTAGGGGTCGGAAGTTCGAATCTTCTCACGCTGACCAATAAATATACGGGTCACAGGGTGTTTTGTGAATCTGGTGGCAATGTGGTGGCGGTCTGATTAAAAAGCGAGTCGATTTTATTGCGCTCGGTTGATTTATCAGCTCCGCTGATCCACTTCCCGTAAACCGTCAACAGCATGGTCATATTCGTATGGCCTAGCTGCTTTGATACCCACATCGGCAAATTTCCAGCCATGAGCGCCATTGTCGCGTACGTATGGCGCGTCTGGTAAAACACCCTCTCTCGAATACCCAGCGCCTTCAGTGTTGGGTGCCAGTAGTTTTCCCTGAGAGGCCGTTCCTCGCTGTAGCGAAGCCCGGTGACAGGGTTTTCAAAAATGTATTTTCCTTTCAGGAATGTGTGTGGCTTTTGTCGGCGTAACGCTTCTATGGCACGGCTGTTCAACTCAACATCGCGCACAGAGAATGTTTTTGTCTCATGCTCTTGCTGAAACGTTCGAGCGCGCTGCACTCGCGCCAATCCTTCAGTGAAATCAATATCCCCCCATTGCAGGGAAATTAACTCAGACGGGCGCATTCCCGTAAAAAACGCAAACTCAAAGGCGTTGGAGATCTGCAGGTTATATTTCCCCATATGCGCAAGCACCAGGTCAACCTCTTCAGCGGTCAGCGGGTCAGGCGGCATCTTCTGTACCTTCGCGTTCTTTATCCTGAGCGTTGGATTGATTTCGATAATGCCGTCTAGGAACGCAAGTTCAAACACCTTGCGTAGCGGGATCAGAATGTCGTTACGGTTCTTTGCCTTCCAATCCTGACTATTGGCCAACGCAGCAAGTGTGCTGAACTTAATCTCATCTATCGGCATATCCCCGATATTATCTAACCAAAACCGTAACCACTGATTGTATTTAATCAGCGTCCCGTGTGACAGGTGGTTAGCGGCCTGCAGCCAGAGTTGAGAGATTTCGCGGAAAGTTGGCTTGGTCACTGCCTTCGGCACTAACTTTGCCATGCGTGAGCTAGGGAAGTGAATTGCGTACTGGTCGAGCGAGTATGTGCCAAATGCGATACTACGCTCAATCTCAGCCTTTAGGCGGCTCGCATATTTGACGTTTGCCGCTGTGAATGGGATGTTGATTGTTGGGCGGTGTCTTTCACCGTTCCAGTAGAACGTGATTTGGACTTTCCCACGATGCTCGACGACTCCACCCATTTTATATATTCCTCAACATTAAACTGTATTCGCCCATCCGGTGACCGGCGGTAATGCACACCCTCGGCAAAGTCGCCTCGCAATACTTTAGCCCGAAGCGCATCCTCTGTATAGCCTGATTCTTCCGCAAGCTTTTTTGCGGTGATATATTTAAGGCTCATTCTTTTCCCAGTCGGCCTATCAAGATAACTTTGTTCACGCTCATGCTGTTTTTTCCTTTGTAATTTTGCTAATTGAAATTGGTCTAGTTGATCCGGTGTGGTTGAGCATTGATCTGTACGATCGAAGCGCATCCGTCCTATCGCGGCCGCCTGATTCAGGCTGCCACCTCGCCATTCAGCAAAGCGCGGATTTCTGATACTTTCCACGCCAGACGGCCACAAATACGCACAGGGCGAAGTGCGCCATTCTCAAAGCAAGCCCAATTCCTGAGCGTTTGCGGCTGTCTGTTCAGATAGTACGCAGCGTCAGCAGTTGGAACCGTGGGGCGTGTTACTTGCTCCAGTGGGGTGAAGATATGCGCGGCGGATGTTGCTGGAAGTACAGAAGATTGAACAAGTTTCATTTTGAATCACCTTATGCCGCTTGGCGTTGATTGTCGTTGATTAGCTTTTTACGCATGAAAAACCCCCGCTTTGCCTGGCGGGGCTAGTGTCTTTCTACTGTCTGCTTAGTGTCGCTACTGTCTGCTTAGGCGCGGCTTTTATTCCGCCTTTGCAATGTCTTTGCGCAGCAATTTTTTAACCGCGCTACCCATGATTGCTCAACAAATCAGAATAAGTGTTTTTAGGCTGCTTTTGGCCAAGCCATAAAATCACATTCTGAGCAAGCAGACTAGGAAGCAATGATTCTTTGTATCTGGCTTCCGATGCACTTATTTTCTGCGTCGTTTCACCCAAGAAACCTAAAGCAGATGCGCGATAGACAATAGACTGTTTTGATTTTGACGGGAGTCTTTTTACTGTTTTAGCGACCGGCTCTTTTCCGTAAAATTCACGGATGATTGCGTTCTCTTCCTGCGTCCATATATTCAGATTGCTCATGCTTGCACCCACTCAGCGCCACGATGCGCACGACCGGCCTTTACCAGGGCGAAAACTTCCGTCATACCGCCATGTGTAATGGCGGTCTTTTTGGCAATTGTGCGAGCCGATTCAAACGATGATGCAATGGTTGGGGCGGTATTTTTATTACGCACCAGATACTGCTTTACGCTCTTCATCGCTTCATGAACAGCCCCGAATCCAGGCATTGATTCGTTCAGGGTTTTGAGTGCCATGTTTTCAGATTCCAGCCGGTTACATTCCTCAACCAGCGTGTCAATTTCATCCTTCATCACGGCATTCTCAGCACCCAGTACATCAATACGCTGCACGCCCTCAGCTTGAGATTCACGCAGCATTGAATTCTCGCGTGATAATTCAACTTTTTCAGATTCCATGTCTATCAAGTTCTTCACGTGTATTTCACGCGCCTGCTCTGATTCTGTCAGTGCAATATGCAGTAAATTATTTCCGTCCGCACCAGCATCAACCAGTTTGCGCAAATCATTTATTTCCTTCATGTGATGATCGTGGGTAGATATCACCGGCATGGATACTGGTTTAGTTGTTAAGGATTCCTTAACATCGGTCACTACTGATTTGATGCGCGACTTACCCAGATCAGTGACTTTATATGCCGGCAGGTTTGTCACGGCATCCTTGCGATTTGTCAGCAGCAACTCAACGCGCATCTGATACAGATTGTCGCTGATTTGCTTCCTTGTAAATTCGCCCGCCAACTGGTCAAGCAGCTCATCCGCAGTCTGCTCGCCATGCTTATTTAGTGCTGAAAGAATTTCCTGTCTGATTGATTTCATTTTATATTTCCAACTCTGTTATGTTCTGTTTCAAAATTTCGGACTATCCATTCGTTACAGGATTCCCCGTTGTCGGCTGGAATTGTGTAGAGAAGGACAAATATCCATGATTCGCCGTTATTTATCCTGCAACAATTACCGCCTGTGAAGCGGCTTTGATAGCCGCACGAATCACAATTTAATCCTTTAGGTCATGCAGCATCCATCTCTGATTCGTCAAATTCTGCAATTAGCCACATGACAGCAATTTCTTCTGAAACATGAAACTGTTCAGAAACTGCCTCCACCAACTGCAATCTGCTAGGTCGTGTCACATTCACAATCGGCATAACTTTTTTACCCGGGCGCTCCTGCTCTGCGCATTGAACAGATTTACGAAGCTCTTCTACTGCAACCGCTTTAGCGTCACGGACAATCTTTTCTGCGGCCTGTTCTGCTGCGCGCTTTGCCGTAGCTTCCGCATCGATGCGTTGCTGCTCTGCTGCGGCTGCTGCCCGTGCTTCAGCTTCCATCTTGGCGCGCTGATCATCAAGTTCTTTTTGCTGACGAGCTAATTCATCACGCTGAGCTTGCATCAGGCGCTGCTCGGTTGCTCTGGCCTCTTCGGCTAAACGGTCGCGCTCAATAGATTCAGCACGCAGGCGCTCCAGCTCTTTACGTTCTGCCATCATTTTCTCGGCATGAGCGGCGGCTTCTTCTGCAATCCGGATCGCTTCAGCTTCCGCTGCCAGCTTGCTGTCGTACATTTCACGAAGTTTGGTTAGTGCCGCAGACTTTGCATCGGCGGCATCACCGAAAAATTCAGCGAATGAGTCGTCGATTTCGATAGCGGTCAATCTGCCAATTTCAATATTTACTACAGTTGCCGGGAGCGATACGCAATTCAAAGGCCATGCAGAAATGCTTGCGATACTCGCCTTGATACCTTCGATGCGTACACGCTCGGCTTCTTCCTTGGCCTTCTTTTCTTCCTCAATCTTGGTGTCGTATTCATCGCGCAAAGTAAGCAGGCGTTTTTCTTCAGGTGCGATGAGGTCTATCAGGCGCTTTTCTTCTGCGACCACGGCTTTGCTGAATGCGGTTGCATCTTCGCGTGCCAATTTGCTAGTTTTTTCGATTACGATACGTGCAGCTTTGGCTGTCATGGCCGCCGTATGGCACTCGGTTCGACCATCTTTGCTAGTAATAACCGTGATCTGCTGTGACTTTTTAGCCAACTCAATCAGGTTTTGCGCAGTAGTATCCGATGCCAGCGCAGTGCAAACACGCTGGATAACGGTCAATTCGGTTTTTTGTTCGCTCATGCTGCTCTCCTTTGAAGACGTTCCAGTAATTCCTGCGCTTTAACTTCTGCCTCTAAAACAGCGGATTGCAGGTTGTCGATAAATGCTTGATCACGCTTAACCCGAATCTTTAATCCGCGATGTGACTCAGGCATGCGGGGGTCAAAGCTGTAAAAATCCCACCATTGACGACCTGTTACCCACATGCAACCTTGTATCTGTGGTCGGTATTCATCCGGAACCCCATCAATAAACCGTTCAAGGTGTACGATCGTTGATTTAGGGCACTTCATTTCAAGACCGCCATCAACACCAATAAGACCATCCGGCGAACACCCTACAAAATCAAACTCAGGGTGCTGAATAAATCCGGCTTTGGTTACGATATTTCCAGATTCCAGCTCGTATGCTTCAAGTGCAAACGGCTCAACATCCGTACCCCACTGCAACGCATAGCCTGTTGGACCTTCCATTGCCGTACCAGACAATCGTTCTGCCACTACTGACCAGATAAGATCGTGGTAAGCCTTCAGCGGCTCGCCTGTCTTTTTGTTACGAGCCAGCACGTCAACAAAGCGTGATCCAGTCCAGCGGCCACTTCTTTGCTGGTGCCAGTCTTCAGTTCTCTGAAGGTCCTGATCACTCATTTGTGCCACCTTGACTTTCACTGGCGCTGCCAACTACTTCACCGGGTATCGATTCTGCGATTTTCTTCAGGCGCTCATGCTCAGCGGTTCCGACTGATTTGCGTTGTGCGGGGGTAAGGTTCGCCCAACTATTCGCATAAGCTTCGATACCGCTTTCAGTAGCAACAATTTCAAGATCGGCTACAAGATTTGCGCGGTCATTTGGGTCAATAGCGGCTTCTGATTGGGTTCGAGCCGACTCTCCGGCCTGTGCGCCAGACTGGCGAGAGGGGCGGGCAGTGCGGTTAGGCGTAATATCCTTTTCAGGTGACGCTGGTTCCAGCTCATCTGATGTATAGACGCCCAAGATAACGCCCGGCGCATAGAGACGCGCCCAGCGCTTCTGTGCAAGGTATGCGAGTTGCTGGCGTGGGTCTTCAGCCCATAAGGTGCTGTTTCTTGTTGTCGCTTGTGACAGCAATAAATCAAGTTTTCTAGGCTCGTTTTCTCCGCGCAGCGTTGCCCATATAATTACACCCAAGCCTTCTTCATCTTTATGTTCCCAAGCTGGAACTTTGTATTTTGAAGCGTAGCCGTGAGAATCTTTTTTTGTTTTACTTTCTCTCTCAACAAAACGACCGATTATTTTCTTCCAATCCCCATACCATTCATAATTAAATGTATCTTTAACTGATCCAGAATTGTTTATTGCAGCCGCAACAAGTTGTGCTTCATAACCAATTTTTCCGCTGATAAAAAATGTTTTTTGCGCCACTGAAAACGGATTCATTTTCCAGTTCATTGCCTGCATAGTGATGGCAAGGCAATCGCCAACATTGCGCAGCTCTTGAGGGATTGTTGCTTTTCCGGTGGCCATGATTTCGGCAAACCGGATCATGCGATCCATTTGCTTGTCATCAGTCATCATCGCCATGGACGACATGGCATCATCAACGAGTGCCGGTGCTGAAAAATCATTATCTTGAGTGTTCATTTTGCTATCCTCTCTTGGCGAGACTATTCCGCCGTTGGTGGTTTTACTGCTTATTTTGGCGAAGGCCACGGCTTACGCCGCGACCAGTGACCGGTGATCAGAGACCCTTTGTGGTGCAGCGGAAGCCGACGTAGCCGCCGCGATTGTCGGGGTAGCCGTAGTCGAGATAGAAGACGCCCGCATTCGAGCCGGAACGCCAGCAGCTGCCACGGATGAGCGCACTGCCAGACCAGTCCCACACTTCGTAGTTACCCATTCCTTTCTCTTCGCTGGGGAACTGCGGCGTGGTGATCGATGGCGAGTCTTCGGCGAAGTCGCGAGCAATGATGCCGTTCTCGTCGCCCTGTACGTTGTCATGCACCCATTGATAGATGTTTCCGTTCAGGTCGCAGATGCGTTCACCATTGCTGAGCGTCAGCCAACGGCGTTCTGTTTCGTCGTCAGGAATGAATTTTCCGGGGTGCGCACAGTGAACGGTGTTGTTGCGCAGACCTTGGAATAAATCGCCTTCACCGACCTTGCCGCCCGTCCAGTTGCAGTCCTGAGTGGCCGCGTCGTGAGCAATCGCCAGCCATTGCAGCTCAGTGATCATCTCGCAGTCGATCGCTTTGCACGCTTCCTTTGCCTCGTGATAGTTGATGCGTGACCATGGCGTGCCGTCTTCAGTGATTACTGCCTTGCTATCTTCGCCCTTGCTGCAAACAAACTGGCCAACGCGGAACGATGGTTCGATATGACCATTTGGCAGAGTTACTTGAGGCACTGTGATAAATTTGTTCATGATGATTTCTCCGTGGTTAAATATTTATTTCAATGCGTTACAACAAGACCTATTAACAAAGCAACTGCGAAGCAAATCCACAGCGCCGGTGCTGCGCTGAATTCGATGTCGTCGATATCGTTATTCACGTCATTCCCCTTTGCCGTGGCAGGAGTAACAGCTTGTGCCTTCGTGCATACCTTCGCCGCTGCCTGAGCATGAAGGGCAATAGCTGCCATCTTCCGTCGGTGCATCGTCGTCAATTTCGTAAGCCTCAGTGCACTCGTCGCTATCGTCACTTATGCACATGATCCGTCACCGCGAACAGGCGTACTCTTCATGTACGGCATGCCAGCGCCGATGCGAATCACCTTGTCATCAGTGCGCATTCCATCTGGCCAGACACGCAGCTCGTCGCGCTTCGGTCTGTCGTTTGCAGCAAATAACTTTGCGAACTGCGCTTCAACAGCGCCGGGTAACGTAACTTTTTGCATGACTGTCTCCTTATCGTTTAGTGAGCCGTTACGTGGCTCGATTCGACCGACTTCTTCAGAACTGTCGGCGGTCTGCCTGTATGGATTGCAGGCTTCCCGTGGTTGGGCTTATTACCTCTACATCGCTGTCTGCCAACCGTGCTAGGCTTTCACCAGCTTGCTTGTCACGCTTTACCGTGCTCATGCTGTTCTCCTGGTTAACTCCAACTGAAAGGCGCGCTCTCGATAAATCATTTTCCGCATTGACTTAACGCGCCTATCAGCTGAAGCTGGTTGTAAAAAGTGCCGTCTTTCCGTGCTGTCATCGGCGCGCTGTCGAAAGTGCCGCAATCGCCACTTAACCGGAGGTGGGCGGGGAGTTAAGCCGTGCCAGGCTGATACCCAAATCATGCCAAGGGTCAAGGGGGCGCAAGCTTCACGGTAGCTTGCCGACTACGTAAAAAATCACAAAAATCTACGTGGGCAATCTGCGCTTTCTAACTGATATTCACCCCGATTGCATTCAACAGATGACCGATAGCAGAAATTCCAAGGTCGGCATCGCGCAGGCTGGCATCGCGCAGGCTGGCATCGCGCAGGTCGGCACTGCGCAGGTTGGCACCGCTCAGGTTGGCACCGCTCAGGTTGGCACCGCGCAGGTCGGAATCGCTCAGGTCGGCATCGCTCAGGTCGGCATCGCGCAGGTCGGCATCGCGCAGGTTGGCACTGCGCAGGTTGGCACCGCTCAGGTTGGCATCGCTCAGGTCGGCATCGCGCAGGTTGGCACCGCGCAGGTTGGCACCGCTCAGGTTGGCATCGCTCAGGTCGGCATCGCTCAGGTCGGAACTGACTGAAAAAGCCGCGCCAACAGTAATTTTCATGCTGTTTTCTTCCGCATCATGCGAAAAAATTACTGTTCCATTCCATCTGTTTTTGATCTCGATCAGCATTTTCATCTCCTATTTATCAAACCATTTCGCCGGTCTGTATAGCGTCGAAGCAACCTCTGCAAGCTGCTTTGATTTACAGCCATCGGCTGCCACTCTGTCGCGTCGCGCACTTGGATTCATGCGGTCATCCGGTCATCCGGTCTTTTCAGTCAGCCTGAAATATCGCTCGGTGTTTAGCGCCGGTTCGCGGCGTGTTGCGGTGTTCATCCAGCATCTGCATCTTCCTAGCGCCTCGCGGCGTGTTGTCCGATTCCCCGAACTCGTCGGATTTGTTGCTGGTTCGCGTTGTTTAGCGAGTGAGTGCAGTATAGTAAATACTAAACTATCCGTCAAGCAAATAATAAACATTTTGCAAAATTTGCTACACTCCACCCGCAGCAAAAATTTCAGGAACTACTAGAATGGCGAATTTAAGAATTACTTGTTTTTTGTATATTTACGGATACAATGCGCACATGAACACTTTTCTGAAATCCGCTGAATTTGATGCATGGCTGACAGGCCTGAAAGACAAGGTCGGTAAAGCGCTGATTACTCGGCGTATTGAAAGAGCCGAAGCGGGGCATTTCGGCGACTGCGAGCCGGTAGGCGAGGGTGTTTCAGAATTGCGGATTCACTACGGGCCTGGCTACCGCGCTTATTTCATGCGGCGAGGAGAGGTGATTTATTTTTTGTTACTGGGTGGCGATAAGTCCACACAGAAACGTGACATCAAGCGCGCGATTGATATGGCGCGCACTTTAAATAAGGAGTGAAACGTGAATCAATTTACACCGTTTGATGCAGCTGATTACCTGGATGATGATGAAACCATCGCTGCTTATATCAGTGCTGCGCTGGAGGAAGATGACCCTGACGCGTTTCTGGGTGCACTCAAAACTGTGGCGCGTGCGCGAGGTATGACGCAGCTTGCTAAAGATACCGGACTGGGGCGCGAGAGCTTATACAAGGCGCTAGCTCCTGGTGCCAAACCACGCTATGACACGTTGCTAAAAGTGGTGCGTGCGCTGGGCGTGACGCTGCAAGCCAAGACATCACACGTATAAACGACAGGCGTAAAAAAACCCGCCGGAGCGGGTTTGGAGATAGGTATGATTTATAGGCTAACTCAAAGGCAGTCGTATTTGACGCGCAGATGGAGTGTGCTCTATTACCCTAATAATGCTTATTTCTTGTTTCAATATTGCAGATGAATCAAGGTATGATCGACGCCGCACCAGCACTCTGAATAGGTCATTTTTACCAAAGCGCTCTTCATCCCTGTCCACCCGGTTGAGAAATTCAACGTCCAGTATGGTCGCATAAAATCCGCCACCACCATCAGTAAAGCGCCATTTGTTGTCATCCTTAAAAACAACGGCAAGCAATTGCAATCGCTCTTCACCTTCTGTTTCTGATATTGTTTGCTCGGCAGCATCTGGCGAGGTAAACCAAATTGATTCAGCGCTACTAACAGATGCGAATATCTCCCCGTCTGTTCCGCTTGCGAAAACATCAATTCCTTTTTTGGATAATGGCTCGGTAATGGAGGCCTCCAGAGCTTTCCGAACATCAATATCCATAAGCAATTGCAGAACACTTAATTCAATTTCAATTGAGTCTTCATCAACAAATAATGTCGCGTTATGGTCCGCTTTTACTACGTTCGTAATATTTCTGCCGCGCAACCACTTTATTATTCCGATTAAGCCTTTTGTTGCATCCTTACCTGACAACCCAAGTAATGACAGAATAGAAACAACGGCAACAGCTTCTTTGCTATTGAACATGTCAACAACGCTTTTAACCCAGCCTTGCTGAAAAATCAGGTCGATTGCAAAACTTCCAGTTTTAAATGACCCCTTGACGCTGATTGAAATTTTAGAATCTGTGCCGTTTAATACCCGGTTAGCGCTTTCCAGTAGATCCCCCATAGCCAAAAGGGCAGGCGCGAGCTGCCGCACCTCCATTTCGTGAGTTGCTAGCGCTTCTCCATCATAGGTAATTCTAAGTGTACTCATGCGCGCATTCTACCTGCGATATTGGAAGCTGCATATAAGGCGGGTGGGTAATACGTCGACCAGAATAGCAAAAACCCGCCTGGGTGGGTTGGGTGAACTGTCCGGTATTGGCGGACGGTTGATTGACGCGATGCTATAAAAGCATAGGGCTGTGTATTTCTACACAGCCCTATTAGACACAACGATGGATTGCAATCTCCGATTCGTAGCGGCCCCCTGGAGGGACTTCAGCCCGATGCCGTAACAGAGCGGGTGATTATTTTCTAGTCACGAAGGTACGAACAACCCCCATTACAGGGATGCTGACCAAAGCGACAGATACTGACCAGTGCGCCCCAGTGTATGGCGCAGCGATAGCGCCTGAGATGGATAACCCCGACACGAAAAACCCCATCCATGCGCCTCGATTGGCTGCTTTTATTTCTGCCTTCGCTGCTGCAACATTTGATTGAACAGCAAGTTGTTCTGTTTGTATCCTATGCTGCTATTCAAGTTCCGCCATGCGAAATATGCGTTCAGCTCCATTGGTCACAATTTCATCGAACTGTTTTACAGCTTCAGGAGGAGGTAGTGGGCCTTGCCACGCAGCTTGCCTGAATTTACGTAGGGCTTCGGGGTCTGTTTTCAGGAGATTGTGGATATGATTTGATGCCATGCGCTAAGTTTGTAAAGATTAACATCGGAACTGCCTTTTTCCAGTACGACATCATTGTATGCTGCCTTTCTGAATGATTCTGGAACGACAATATCATCATCAATCTGGTTGTAAGCCTTTTTCATTTCCTGATCAGATAGACCGTCCTGTCGGGATAGAATATCCGAATATAGTTTTGTATTTGATTTTGCGTGTGCCGCTATCGTAGACGGGGATAGTGCAAATTCCAGCGCCTGAAATACTGCAAAGGAAATGCCTAGTGCAAGCGACAGGGCTTTATTTTGAGTCATCAGGGCGGCGAAAGATGCTGACCCGGACAATAATGAGAAAAAGCGGATTGTTTTGTCCGCTCTATCCCAAAAGCGACTATATCGTTCTAAAACGCGCTCAGCGTAGCGCAAGCAAAATAATGTATCGAATCGCGTCATTAGTACCCCTGCGTGGATCTGGCGGTGGTTTTGGCGGCTCTTGATGCCTTTTTTCCAGATCGTCGCTATCATAGCAAGTTTTTTTTCATATCACGCATTTACCTGAATTTGATCACAGCTTCGCGTACCACGCCGATCACGTGAGCGTCGGCAAGGGGTAGGGTAGGGAACTGCGGGTTAAGCGGTTTTAAGTACCATACGCCGCCATCCTTGACGATCTGTTTGAAGGTGGCATCCCCGCCGTTCTTTGCAATCACGAAATCACCGGACTGATAATCCATCTCAGGCTCGACGATCAACCGCATGCCGGGCGGAAAGCGCGGCAGCATTGATTCTCCAGATACCTCTAGCGCGAACGTATGTCGCTTCTTCGGGTACGAGGTGGGTATCTGTTCAAAGCTATCGCCTACATGCAGGTTGTCTATCGCCTCGCAGAAATTGCCAGCCTGAACCATGCTTATCAGCGGCACGTAATCGCGGACGTCGGGGGCTGGCGAGAAGTTTTCGTTAGCAGGCGAATCTAAATAACCGCGCCCCATACTATAAGTATTTTCTAACCTCTCCGCCGCCGTCTCTCCAAACGATCCGCTCCCGTTCATTAGCTGCGATAGGTAGCTTTTCTCCTTCTCCGGTATAGATCTAGCAGAGAACCATTGTCTTAAGCGTTCTCGACGGTTTGCGACCTTTTCTGCCTTGTTCATGGGGCGGCTCCTTTACTTTATTCATTGCATTTTGATTAGCAAATAATAAACAAGCAAATGCTTGACTTTTGGTTTACTAAACACTAAACTAGCGCTATGAAATTACAAGGATACATATCCGCTGAGCGCGGAAATTCATCATCGCTTTCGAGAAAGCTAGGCGTTTCAATGTCTTTTCTATCTCAAATGGCTAGCGGTTTGGCTGCTATAAATACCGCTCGGTGCGTTTCCATTGAGCAGGCCACAAACGGCGCAGTAACCCGCCAAGAGCTGCGCCCTGATGATTGGCAAGACATCTGGCCTGAGCTGATCGACAAGGAGGCTGCTTGAGATGACTATTGAACAAACCCCAGATGACTTATTTGGTCGTCGTGAAACTGCATCACCGCCACAACATTGCAGCTTGGGACAAGAAGTGTTTGATATTGCAGATTTGTTCGGGTGTCGCCTTCCATTCGTTGCTCCAAAGCCTCGATTTGTATGTAGTGCGGGTTGCTCCAGTCTTGAGAGCTGCAAAAAACAGCAAGGAATTCTTGGCCGTGTTTCTGCGTATATCGTGCACCTTCGAACAACTTTCCGGAGTCTGACGAGGCGTTGATTATGACTACAAATTTTACCTGTTTTGTGTTCATGGTGATTCCTTTTGTGGTTGTTGCTGCTGGGGAGTTGCAGCATATCACGGCTGGAATCGCCACCCATTTTAAGGCAGCGCAATGAACACTCGTGATCTTCTCCCGACATCACACCGCACAGCGAAGCGCGCAAGCGTAGTCGGATTTGCTGATTTATGAGTACCACACCAAAAAAGAATGTTGATCTCGATGTCCGCGTTGACGAGGACTTCAAAAAAACATTGAGATTGCTTGCTGAAAGTGAGCGCATGGAATACCCCGACTACGTTCGTAAAGTTCTCGGTGCTGAAGCTGAAAAGGCTCAGCGGATGTATGAATTGTTACATGAGGCGTTTGGGAAATAAAGGATATTCCCGTCCGACCTTGCAGGACAGAAAAGGATTAGCAGCAGGTAGGAAAGTCGCTGAAAGGCGCAACAAGTTTACAGAAGCAAATAGTCGCCGTAGCAGGCGCAAAGAGTTTACGGGTGGCGATAGGTTGATCGCCAATGCCAGCGTCCACTGGCTTCGTCACCCACCTTATTAATTGGACAGTGAAAGGACATCACGAAATGAATACAGCTATAAGGATTGGTGGGGTAGATATATGAAGCGCCCTTCATTCCAATTTTACCCAGGCGACTGGCAGGCGAATAGCAATCTTCGCCGCTGTTCCCATGAAGAGAAAGGCATCTGGGTTGATGTGCTATGCCTTCTTCACGACCAAGAAGAATATGGAGTAGTACGCTGGCCTTTAAAGGAGATTGCGCAGGCTATTGGGTGCAATGTTGCCAAGCTAAAAGGCGTAGTCAGTAAGGGTGTTCTGAAGGGTTCTGACGCTGGTCAGCTTTGTGAGCCGCTTATTTATACGCCTCGATCTGGAAGAAAAGACGGCGTTCCTGTAACAATTCTTCCTGCACAAGATGGCCCGGTCTGGTATTCGTCACGCATGTTAACCGACGAATACAAGAGTATGGTGCGCGGAAATAACGCACCAAAGGATGCACCAAACCCTTCACCAAAGCCCCCCATTGGTGAAGGCAAAGATGCAGAAAATAAGTAAGCGTCCGGCTGACTCACCTGTTCGAGTTAGTCAATCTATGCTGTTAGTTTGATTGGCAGAAGTTCGTCGATGCGGCGCATGGTCCAGACGGGAAGTTTTTCCAGCGTATCTTTTAGCCAGGCA